CTCACGTAATCATCTGATACAAGTAGGTGTGTATGCAGATAAAATTTTTGATAGGAACGATTTGCAAGATAGAATAATTAACCGATTCGAAAAGGGTTCAATTGACTTGTACGATACAAGTAAAAAGAATCCAGAACGAATCGGTTTTTTTAATGCAAAAGTAAAGGGTTTTGAACCACTGTCTCAAAAAGACGTTGAGATTTTAACAGCGAAACATTTGAGTTTTATTACTATAACAATCAGAAATTAGAGGGGGACTAAAAATGGCAGAAGTGAAAAAAAGTAATGCACCTGAGTTTAAAGGTGCCGAAACACTTTACTTGATTGACATTCCGCAACCTGATGGAAAAACTACAAAAACAGTTCGATTTTTTAACCAAACGTCAGGTTCACGATCAATTGAGGCTGGAGAAATCGAGTTGAAAACAAAAGATAAGAGTGGATCTGATTACGGTGACGTAACACAATCAGCTAGCATTGAAGGGATTTGTACTGAAGGTGACGAGGGACTTGATTATGTAGAAGAAGCAATTCTTAATAAAGTTTTAGTAAGAATTCATGAAGTTAACCTACGTAGTGCAACCGCTTCTGAGTTTAAAGTTAAATCAGGAACATACATGTTGAATAGTTTGGAACTTTCTCATGAAAATGAGGAGTACTCAAAGTATTCTATTGGCTTAAAATTAAATGGGAAAATTTCTAAAGGGACGCTTAATAAAGTACCTGAAGGTGCGCCTTCTGGTGATGTAGCTACACCAGGAGCGTAATAGTAAGTCTATTTATTAATAATTAAGAATGTTTATGGGGGTGGGGATTTTTGGATATATCTAAAATCGAAAAAATTGCAATCGCATCTTCAATTCTTTCAACATTCGGAGAGGATGCTTTGGCTCCTCACGTTGATTTAAATCGCTTATCAGAATTATGTGAGGAATCGACTCGAAATTCAACAGCGAGACAATGTGGTGAAGCGACAATTAGTGTTTTAAATAAAATTATTGATAGTTTATCAGAAAAAATGCAAGGGAATGAAGAGGGGATGAAACATAGTCTAGTAACTACCATTAACAACAATAGTAAAACTTCAGTTGTGGATCAAAACGTAGAACGGATTTTGGTTAGAGCCGATAAACTCGCTATTGAAGGTGATAACAAATGAAATTAAGCAAACAAGAGCAAGCGGTCGTTATAGGCAATACAATTATGATGCTTGGTGGGCATGAAGAGGTAACTAATTATGTCGATCCTCAGAAGTTGGCCAAAGTAAGTGATATTCACAATGAGTTATACGATAATACAACCCCGCGCGAGCGAAGAGAAGCAATGATTAGTTTGCTTAATAAAACAATGGATGAATTTGTGGGAAATAAATAATTAAGATTTGAATAAGCGTTCATATAGACGCTTTTTTATTTTGAACAAAAAATAATTGGAGGTAATTATTATGGCTGAAAAATCATATACGCGTTTCGTAATTAATGGTAAAGAACAAGAACTGAAATTCTGTTTACAGGCACTGAGGTTATTAGATGAAAACGGCGGGCCGATGCAATTCGTTTCCCAAACCATGCAGGGCGGAATTACTAATTTCACGGATGTGGTTTATTACGCACTGATTCATACAAATGAGGGAATCACGTATGAAGCTGTACAGAAAGAGATTGAAAATATGTTTAATGCTGAAAAACTAGACCTTGATGAAATTCTAAAGTACAACAAAGCAGTTGTGCTAAATAGTTTTTTCTTCCAGAAGACAGTGAAGAAACTTCTAGGGACAATGACAGCGGAACAACAGAAATCGTTCGAGAACCTGTACGCATAAATATTGATGAATTGCAAGGTGAGTGTTTTCGTTTTTTTAATATGACCACCTTGCAATCTTGGCGTATTAGTCTCAAGGAGTATCACCTTATGTTGAACGGATATAAGGAACAACTACTTGATAAGTACGAGTTTGCAAGTGTACAAGCTTTGTTTAATCGAAATGCTCAAAGTGACAAAATCAAGTCATTAGCGGATATATATACCCGTCCAGAAAGTGTTCGTGATATTGAAAAACAAGCAAATGAACGGAAAGAAGTAGTTGAAAAAATTCAAAGAAACGAATCGTTCTTTGATCAAATAGAATCAATGATTAGAAGTCAAATACAAGAAGAGGAAGGGTAGGTGAGGTGAATGAGCCAGAACAAGGTAGAAACTCAGGTGATTGCAGACATATCTAATTTAATAAGTAACCTTGGAAGAGCTACACAAGCATGGAATACATTTTTTCAGCAGATTAGTAGACCACCTCCTATCCCACCAGCTCCACAACCGCCGTCACCTCCACCATTACCACCAGCGCCACCAGCACCACCGCCTCCTGATTATTCAGGGTGGCGTGCTAGATTTCAAGAAGTAGGTAATCAAGCAATTGAAATGGGCCGACGTGTACAGCAAACAGGGCAAACAATGCAAAATGCATTTGGTCCTGCCGCTGCAGCGTCGGCTTTTGCTTTAGGGAGTATGATTCAAAAGTCACGAGAATTTGAATCACAAACTCGTAAAGCGGCAGTTTTAACTGCAGGTGACTACGGTCAAGTGAAGAAAGCGATTCTTGATATGGCAAAGGATTCTGTGTATTCAACAGGGCAGGTAGCAGCGGCTTTTGCTGAAATGGGTGCGAAAGGTTTCGATTCGGCTCAAGCAACGTCCGCATTACCTGGTGTGTTGAGTGCAGCGGCTGCATCAGGCGAAGACCTGGGAATGGTTGCTGATACGATTACGTCAGCTTTAAACTCATTTGGTATGGAGGCAAGTCAAAGTACACATGTTGCTGATGTTCTAGCAACAGCCGCAAACGCAACAGCTGCAGGCGTAGGAGATATGCAATACGCTTTTAAATATGCGGCGGGTCCTGCAGCTCAATTAGGCATATCGATGGAAGAACTAGCGGCTTCTGTTGGTATTATGTCAAATAGCGGTATTAAAGGGGAGACCGCTGGTACAGCATTACGTGCATCTTTACTACGTTTAGTTAAACCGCCAAAAGCAGCGGCGAATGAGTTAAAACGACTTGGCGTATCTATTACGGATCAACAAGGTAATATGAAACCATTGTCCCAAATTATTGGTGAGTTGAAATCAGGAATGGAAGGTATGACAAGTGCACAAAAAGGTGCGGCGTTAGCAACAATATTTGGGACAGAAGCTGTATCAGGTATGATGGCACTTGTAGCAGCGGGACCTGAAAAGATTGAAGCTTTAACACAATCCTTAGTGAAATCGGACGGTGCTTCTAAAAAAGCTGCGGACTCTATGCTTGAAGGATGGGCCGGAGCACTGACGAAAATGGAATCATCTCTTGATGCTGCAGCACGTGCATTTACTGATGCATTAGCTCCTGCATTAATGGCTGTAGCTGGAGTAGTTGAAACCTTAGCAAATGCGTTTATGAAATTACCAGCTCCTGTGCAGACGGTGATTGCTTCCGTAGTAGCATTTACTACGGCTTTTTTAGTTATAGCAACGGTAGCGGGTATTGTTATTAACGCAATCGGCGGTGCAATTATCACTCTCGGTCAACTTATGCTATGGATGTCGGGAACATCAAAAGGTGCGGTAATGCTGCGGGCTGCTTTGTCAGCACTAAGAGCCGGATTTGCATTATTGTTAGGACCGGTTGGTGCGGTTATTGCAATTCTAAGCTTAGTGGGGGTAGCGCTAGTCCAATTATACAAACATAACGAGACTTTCCGAAATGCTGTGAATAATGCGTGGGAATCAATAAAAAATGGGACAGTAGCAGCTGTTGAGGCTATGAAAGCTGCTTTTGATTCTTTAGGTTCTTATCTCGGGACAATACCGGAAAAATTTTCAGCAATGGGTACAGCAATTAGCGCAGCGTTAGAGGCAGGGTTAATTAAAGTAGGACAGGTGTTTTCTGGTTTTGCAACAGCTGTAGAGATTTCGCTAACTGTAATAAAATCGAAAATTAGTGAATTTGGTCAGGGAATAGGTGGTGCGTTTAGTTCAGCAATATCAGGACTTAGTTCAGCATTTGCTGGAATTGGATCAGCTCTTTCTCCAGTAATTGATTTTATCAAAATGTCTTTTTCCTCAATAGGAAATACGATAGCCACTTTAACACCATTAATTGTACGTTTAGGTTTATCGTTTTTAGGTGTTTCAGGCCCCGTAGGATGGGTAATCGCTATTGTAGCTTCTTTAGGTGCTACGATATTTAAATTGATCAATACAAATGATCAAGTGAAGTCTGCTTTTATGTCGGCTTGGCAGTCTATACAATCGATTTTTAGTTCTGTGATATCTGCGATTTTGCCGGTTGTTCAGTCAATAGCTCAAGGGATTACACAAGCATTTGCACCACTTGCTCCTGAATTTGCGAAAACGGGACAAGTTATAGCAGAAAGCTTCGCTACACTTGGACCTGCTCTTTCTGAGCTAGGTGCGGCCTTTGGTGAGTTAGGTTCTACAATAGCTAGTTTGTTTAGTGAAGTAGTACAAGCTGTAGTACCGATAGCACTCGATTTATTCCGTTTGTTCGGAGAAACAATACAAGCCGTGGTACCTTTAGCATCTGATTTATTCAAACTTTTCGGTCAAGTGGTACAAGAAGTAATGCCTATGATTACTGAATTAATTCAGATGTTTGCTGATACGACAATAGAAATTATGCCAGTGATAACGGAGGCTATACAACAAGTAGCTCAAATTTTTACTGAGCTAGCATCTACAGTTTTACCGATATTCGCTCAAGCTTTTCAAACGGCATTCCCTATTATATTACAAGTAATCCAGGCGGCGTTTAGCATAGCAGGAATGTTGATTCAAGGATTTGGAGAGGTTCTATCAATCATAGCGACGTCAGTGATTCCGATCATCCTTCAGGCAGTACAAGCGGTATTCCCGGTAATAGCTGAGATTATAGCTGCTGCGATTTCCGTTGCGATTCCGATTATTCAATTATTAGGCCAGGTAATCTCTATCATAGCGACTACAGTTATCCCTTTAATTTTACAAATTGTTCAGGCGGTATTTCCGGTAATAGTTTCGATAATTCAAGCGGCGATTCCCGTAGCCACTGCGATACTAGAAGGTCTAGCGACAATAATAAAAGGCGTAGTGATCCCGGCGATTCAATTTATTTTGTCGATTGTCCAGGCAGTTTTTCCCGCTATTATGGGCGTAATAACCTCTGCTATTGGGGTAATCACCAACATAATAAAGCTTTTCACTTCAGTTTTAAAAGGAGATTGGAGTGGAGCGTGGAACGCGGTGAAAGGCATTACGTCGAGTGTAATGTCATTAATCGGAAATATCATCCAAGGGGCGATAAATTTAATTTCCGCGGTCGTGAATGGTGGGCTAAATTTAGTGAAATCTATTTTTTCTAGTGTTTTATCAGCGGTAGGTTCTCTAGTAAGTTCAATTTTTTCAGGTATATGTTCAGTCATTTCATCTGTTATGAACGCAGTAGGTAGCATCATTTCTTCAATTTGGAATGCAGCTAAGTCAGCGACTTCTAGTATCTTAAATGCTATCTATAACACAGTGACTCAAATTTTTAATAACGTGAAGTCTTTCTTGAGCGGAATTGACTTAGGGAGCATAGGAAAAAATATGATGCAAGGTCTCTTAAATGGTATAAGCTCTATGGCTGGGGCTATTTGGGACAAAATTACGGACATCGGAAATGGAATCAAAGATAAAATTTCAGGACTTTTATCGATTCACTCACCGAGTCGTTGGTTCAGGGATTTCATTGGTGTCAATATGATGAAAGGGTGGATTAATGGTATTGATGCAATGAAAGGCGCTGTACAAAGAACAACCGAACAAATGACTGAATGGATGAAACCGGAAGCTTTACAAGTAGAGACTGTATACGGAATGCCAAGAGGACTTGGTGCATACCAGACAGCTAGACCACAAGCAAGCTCAGGAAATACGGATGCCGGAACTGCTTCAAATTCTACAGCTAGTGAAAGACAACCTGCGTATATTAATATACAGCTTGGTAGACAAGAGTTTAATAGGTTCGTTGATGATATTACTGGAGAGCAAGAGGCTGTAAAAAAACGGAAAGATGTATTTTAAAGGAGGGTGGTATATTGTTAGTTTTTAATGAAATTAATTTAGAAGAATACTTTGAGCAAAAATACGAAAAAGGATTTTTTATGGTTAACGATGTAAGAGGTCGCGGAATTTTAAGTGACGAAATTAATGAGTTAACCGTACCTCACCGCCCAGGTTCATATTTTTTAAGTAAAAGGCCTCCCAAGAGAGTATTAGAAGTAGATTTCTCTCTTAAGGGAGTCTCTCTTTTTGAACTAAGGAAACGGATAGATGAATTGAATGGTCTATTAGATACAGAAGAACCTGTAAAAATTACCTTCACAGACGAACCGGATATTGTGTATTACGGGATTAAGGAATCTGTAGAGGAGACTTTAGAAAAATCTAATATTCATCAAGCAACTATTACACTAATATGTCCAATGCCGTATAAGTTAGGGAATGAGAAAACGGTTGACTTTGAAAATGACGGTCGAGGGTTAATAGCCAACATTCAAAATAAAGGCAGTGCGGAGTCAGAACCTATCATCGAAATTGAAGTTGAAAACCCTTCTACATTTTTAGATGTTTGGAATAAGAGCGTATATCTTCCAAACAAAGAAGATTATTTTCGGATTGGTTACCCGTTACAAGTAAACCAACTTCCAGTAGAGTGGAAACAACGTGTAATGTGGGATGAAATGTCTACTACAGTTGGATGGACAAGTGTATCACAGTTTGAAAACACTAAAGGTGGAGGTACATTCAAATCTAATGGACATCAATTTTATGTAGAAGATTATGGTGATCAGAATTACAAAGGGAATCATGGAGCGATTGCTAAAAAAAGCATTCCTAGTGGACCATTACAAGATTTTATAATGGATGCTTATGTAAGGTTCAACTGCAGTAGTTATGTACAAATGGGACAAGTAGAAGTGGCCCTACTGGATGAGACTAGTAAACCTGTAGTTCGATTGTCGCTAAACGATGTATATTGGGAGGCTGAAGAAACTTTTGGTGTTGCTAAGATTGCCTATCCAGGGCATCCAGCTGAACAAATGATGATCCATACGCGCGGTATGTATCCTTGGACGTGGAATAATTTTTACGGAAAGTTATGTGTTTACCGTATTGGGAATGAATGGGAGTTTTATATTGCGAAATTTGCGTACGGTACTGAGATTGATGATGCTGGAGCAAAAGCTCGTTGGGTAGACAAAGATGGGATCTTGATGAATAAAATTGCACAGGTACAAATTTCTATCTGTCAATGGTGGAATAATAATCCGGCTGTACTTATGACAGTTGATGATATTAAGATTTGGAAAGTTAACCAAAATACAAATAATAATCCTCCATATATTGTTGGAAAAGGAGATAAAGTGCAAATCGATACAGCAAAAAGTCTAGTTAGTATTAATGGTTCAAGTGCAATTAATCTGAAGGAATTATTCAGTGATTATCCTAAAATTACTAAGGGTCAGAATAAACTTGAAATTATGCCAGCAAATATCGGAACAGCAAAAGTTAAATATAGGGAGCGATTTCGATGAGAACACCAAGCGGATTACTTCATGTTGTTGATTTCAAAACAGATCAAATTCTATCCGCTATTCAACCAAAGGACTACTGGGAAGATAAGCGTCATTGGGAAATCAAGAATAACATTGATATGCTAGAGTTCAAAATTTTTGACGGTACTCCGCATGCAATTACATTACAACAGCAGAACTTGGTTTTAAAGGAAGTACGTGATGGTCGAATTGTTCCGTATGTTATTAATAATGAAGTAGAAAAAGATTCAAAGGATAGATCATTAACTGTACACTCTTCTGGTGCCTGGGTTCAAATCGCCAAAGATGGGATTATTAAACCTCAACGTATAGAGAGCGAAACAGTTAATACGTTTATTGATATCGCTCTTGCCGATTCAAAATGGCAACGTGGAATAACGGATTATTCTTCGTTCCACACGATGACGATCGATGAATTCATCGATCCCCTTACTTTTTTAAAGAAAATTGCAGCTTTGTTTGAATTGGAAATCCAATATCGAGTTGAAGTATCTGGTTCTCAAATTACTGGATGGTACGTCGATATGATAAATAAACGAGGGAGAGAAACAGGGAAGGAAGTAACCCTGGGAAAAGACTTAGTAGGCGTTAGACGCATTGAGCATTCCAGGGATATTTGTACCGCCTTAGTCGGATTTGTACGAGGTGAAGGTGAAGAACTTATCACGGTTGAGAGCATCAATAACGGACTTGTTTATATTACAGATAGTGATGCCTTTCAACGTTGGAATGCACATGGTAAACATAAATTTGGTTTTTACACTCCAGAAACAGAAGAACAAAATATGACACCAAAACGATTAATGACTTTGATGAAGACGGAATTAAAGAAGCGTGTCAATACTTCAGTTTCGTATGAAGTAGAGGCACAATCAATCGGTCGCATTTTCGGACTAGCACATGAACTAATCAATGAAGGCGATACAATCCGAATCAAAGATACAGGCTTCACACCTAAGTTATACCTTGAAGCAAGGGCAATCGCTGGTGATGAATCATATACGGATCCTTCGCAAGATAAATATGTATTTGGAGACTATCGAGAGATTATAGATTCGAACGAGGAATTACGAAAATTATATAACAAAATGCGTGCTTGGTTAGAGGGGAAGGCTAACAAGGAACTGTTAGAACAACTAGAAAAGTTGGCCGAAGAAGCAAAGAAAGAATCGGGAAAAGCTGTAAAGGAATCGCAAGAGGCTAAAGATATATCAGAGCAACTAAAAAAAATATTGAAAATAATATGGTTAATATTATAGAAGGTAAAGAACCACCAACTACTGATCTTAAGCCAAACAAAACGCTATGGCGTGATATTAGTAATGGAAAGCCTGGTATTTTAAAAATATGGACAGGTACAGCTTGGGAATCGGTTGTTCCGGATACAGGACCATTACAAAAAGATATAAAGAATGCACAAACAGAAATTGATACTTTAAAAGAGACAATTGAAGATATACCTGATAAGACTTGGTTAAATCAGCAACTTGAAGGAAAGGCCAACAAAGAAGGTGTTTATACAAAAGATTGGGTAAACGAAAACCTTATTGGAAAGCAAGTGTACGAAACAAACCGTAAAGGTGATATAAAAGTATTAAATGAAACAAAAACGACTGCTGAACGCACAGCTGAAGAAATTAAAAATAAAGCAGAGAAAACGGAGATAACAACTCTAAACGATAATCTTAAACTAGTAAGTCAAACTGCTAATACTGCTAAACAGACAGCTGAATCTAACACTAACACCATTACAGAATTAAAAACTACTGTAAATAATATTTCTGTAGGTTCAATCAATTTAGCTAGCGGTTCAGAAACAGGGTTAAATAAACAGAACATGACTGGATCCTGGTCAGACAGTAAACAAATGATTTTATCGGATAAGGTCAACTATAGGAATAAAATTTTTACTATCTCATTTTTGTTTACTGGTAAAATGACAAAATTCAATACAAATGCTTGGTTTGGCGTAGAAACAGCGATAACGTATGCAGATGGAGAGCAAGAATGGCAATCTGTACGTGCTGAATCGCAAATAAAGATTAATGTAAATTATAAAGACGAACCACTATCAGTTACATTTAGAACAAAAGATAAAGATGTAACTCAAGTTAAATTCTATTACTCTGGGCGCAATATTGATGGGGATTTAAACTCACACCATGCAAAATTTGAAGAAGGTAACATACGAACTACATGGCAACTATCTAACGATGAAGTTACTTCTAAAGCAGATTTTACCCAAACAACTAATGAAATTCAACAAACAGTAAATACGAACTCAAAAACAATCTCGAAAGTACAACAAGATCAAGGTACAATGCAAACAACTCTAAATGAAGTGAAGCAGACCACAAATTCGAATTCTCTTAATATTAAAACGCTAACAGAAACACAAACAAATCAAGGAAAGCTCATTCAAGAAAACAAGAATGAAATTACGCAAACAAAAGACTCATTAAGTTCAAAGATTTCGGAACAGCAAATGAAAGCTTATATAGGGGCACTTGGTAGTATAAATCAATTCTTCAATACAGAGTTTAAGAAAAAAACAGTTGATGCTAATGGCAATATAACAAATGAGGTTGCTAGTACCGATAAGTGGACAGTAGCAGGAGTTGTATCAGGTGCTACAGTAACACCAGTAACAGACAGACGTCATGACGGTTATAACTCGGTCAGAATTGCAAATGCGGGGGCTACAGCAAATAGCTGGACTGGTATTGCTCAAAGTATTGGAGCCTCACAAAATAGCGGTGACTACGTATTGTCTGCATGGGTCTATGTAGTAGATAAAAACTTATTAGACCAAGGAGCGTGCGTTAAGCTTCAATTCTTTAATGGTTCAACCGCATTAGGTTATGAGCAAACTGAAATAAAAGAGTTATTAATTAATGGCTCCTGGATACTAGTTAGTGTAACCATTAAAGCTCCTGACGTTCCTGTAACTCGTTTGCAAGGAGATATATGGGTACGCCGTAATGGCACAATGTGGGTATCTCAACCGCAGCTACAGCAAGGAAAAGAACCATCTGTATACATGCCAAACCCAAAAGACGTTACCAACTATAAAGAATTGGTTGACTTAGTTGCGGATAAGGTTGCTAAAAGTGACTTTGATACAGTAACTACAAATATGCAGACAGAAATCCGGCAGAATACCGAGGAAATAGGTTTTCGTGCTAAAGCGACTGAAGTGTACTCAAAGACGGATGCGGACAAAAAATTTGCTTATGTTTTAGAAATGGAAGCGGCTTTTAGTTTAACAAATCAAAATATTAATTCTAGGGTTAAAAAAGGCGATGTTATATCCCAGATTAATCAATCAGCTGAGGAAATTCTAATTCAGGGGTCCAGAATTAATCTTATAGGATATGTAACAGCTGAGCATATCAAAGGGAAAGTTTTAGAAGGAGTAACACTTAAAACGAGTGGAAACAGATTTGTTGAAATAAATAAGCAAGACATGAAGATTTTCGATGCAGATAAGCCACGTGGCTATATAGGATTTATGGAAACAAATGATGGAAGTATTCAACCTTCACTCGTCCTTGGTTCTGACAATATTAAATACAGGGGTACAGGATCGTTTTATATTTATCAAGTCATGCCGCGAATTAATGGAGTCGATCAACCTTCTAAAGCATATGCAAAATTTGGGATTTCTAAAGGAGAAAATGCAGAAGGAACTAATATTTGGTCAAACTATATTCAAATGCATAATGACGGTGGACATCTGAGCGTATATTCAGATGGACAATTTCGTTTTCAAAACTTGAATAATATTATTTTTGAATCTGAAGGATGGGCTCCAGGATATGGTTACTTCTCTGTAACTACAACTGAGCCGCATATTTTTACAAATAACTCGGGGCAGTTTACTTTCAAAAGAAAAGGCAGTGACTATAAAATACATTTCGTAAACGGCGCCACCGATCATGATTTAATCATGGGTAATGCAATGATAAGGTCAAGTTTTGTACAAGGTTATAACAATGGCTTGCAGATTAAAGATATGATGGGTCAGGGATGGAAAGATATAGAATTAAGAACATTACGAGCGCAAGAGAATATTAGTGCTACTGGTCAAATGTGGGCGAAAGCATTTAACCCTACGTCAGCTAGAAACATGAAAGAGAATATAAAAGATATTCCTTTCAATGCTCTTGATAAAATCATGAGTTTAGCTATCAAACAGTACAATTTCAGAGACGACATGTATGATCTGTATCAAATGCGTGTGAACAAATCAGAGGAACAAACAGAACCATATACAACGAAAGATATCGAAACTTATTTCGGTATGATTGCTGACGATACGGACGATGTATTTACAGATAAAGAGAAACGGGCAATTAATTTATATAATACCGTTTCTCTTTTTATTGCAGCTTTCCAACAGCTGTATTATGAATTCATATTGTTAAAGGAGCAGGTTAAGCAGAATACCGAAGAGTTAAATGTAGTTAAAGAAGAAAATAAACAATTAAACAAGAAGGTTACTACATTAACAGATCAAGTTACGATACTTACAAGTAATGTGTCCACATTAACAGATTTATTTCAAAAATTTATAAGCGAGAAACCAGAGCAGCCATAAGCTGGTCTTTTTTTATTTTGCACAAAGTACGGCCTTGATAAAAAATGACTTTCATATATTCACAGTGAGAAGGGTTGTCTCATAGTATATAAAGATTGCTTTATGTAGATTCTAGAGGGATGTGAATATATGGAAGATGTTTATGCAAAGATTGATAGACTTAAATCAGAACAGAAAGAAATTATGCGTGATATTCGTAATATAGAAACTCGTACAACCATTAATGAAAAAGACATTTCAACAATTAATAAACAATTAGAAAAAATTAGCACAAATACAACTTGGATCTTAAGAATTGTGATTAGTGCAATAGTGATGGCAGTTCTAGGGTTAATATTAAAAGGCGGTATTTAGACTGTTTGTTTAAATGCACTTATGAAAGAGGGACAAGAGTCTCTCTTTTTATTTTGGAATGAGGTGGTCACAATGGAAGGGTTACAAGATGTAAGAAACGATGTTCAAGAAATCAAGCAAGAGATCAAGGATATTCGTTTAGAGATTAAAGGGTTAGAAATCCGAACAACGGGTAACGAAAAGGACATAATCAATATCAATAAGCAATTAGATAAGATTAGCGCTAATACAACTTGGATCTTGCGACTTATTGTAGGTGGAATTATAGGTGCGGCACTCACTTTCTTAATGAAAGGAGGTGGTATGTAATGTTTGAAATTACTGTAATGATTGGAATTGTAGTTGGTCTTTCACAGATTGGAAAAACAATTGGATTACAAACAAAATATGTTCCGTTATTAAATTTAACGCTTGGCCTTGTGCTAGGCGTATTATTTTTGGGCGGAGATATCAAAACAAATGTATTTCAAGGAATCATTATCGGACTGTCAGCAAGTGGATTATTTGACCACACAAAAATTATGAAAAAGGATGTTGATGCAAAATGAAAAAGACAATGAAACATATTACTTCGTTCCTTATGATTCTAGTACTTGCTGGTTCTTTTGCTACAAGTGCTCTTGCTGATAGAACGCTTATTATTCCTGATTTACCGAAACAACCATACCGTTATGGCATAGGTGCTTATGAGGGCGTTGTAGCGCATTCTACAGCAACTCCAGAAGCTCCAGCTATTAACATTCAAAAATATGAGTCTCGAACATGGAGAAATGCATTTGTTCATTATGCAGTCGATTGGGACGAAACAATCCAAATTGCTGACACAAAATACATTGCTTATGGTGGCGGTCCTGCTGCTAATAAACGATTTGTACATGTAGAGTTATGCGAAACAGCGGACTATACAAAATTCAAACGCAGCTATGACAAATATGTTAAGTTACTAGCTAAAATCTTACGTGACCGTGGGTTATCTGTAGAAAAAGGATTATGGACACATAGCGATGTAACTCATTACCTTGGCGGTACGGATCATGAAGATCCAATTGATTACTTAAAGTCTCATGGCGTTTCAGAAGCTCAATTTAGAGCAGACGTACAACGAGCATACAATAATTCTAGTGTGGATGTTTCTGTCCCTAAAAAGCCATCTAAACCAGCAGAAGTACCCACAGCAGTAACAGACGGTATCGCCTATATTGAAGGTTACAATGTTAATTTACGTAAAGGACCAGGTACAAGCTATTCTAAGATTCGTCAGTTAAACAAACCAGAATCGTATATTGTATGGGCTGAAAAGGATGGCTGGTTAAATCTTGGTGGAGATCAGTGGATTAAGAATGATTCATCTTATGTGAAGTTTAATAAGAAAAGCACAGTAGATTCTTCTATTGTTGGAAAGCGCGTTGTTTCAAAAGTTAACAATCTACGTTTCTATAACGCTCCATCTTGGCAGGATAGAGATGTTGCTGGCTCTGTAGATGCAGGATTAGGATTTACAATTGATGCGAAAGTAAATGTAAATGGTTCACCGCAATATAAAGTATACAATAGCAAAGGAAGAACATACTATGTAACAGCAAATGAAGCCTATGTATATGTGAAATAATGAAAAGATTCACCAATTTTTGAGAGGTGAACTTTAGTTTTTAACTTATTTTAGAATTAATGTTACTCCACACACATTGAATTTATAAAGAAAAAAGGATTATCATTTGTATTAGCTTATTTCCAGATTTGATATAAAAGTTAAATGAAAAATGAGACCTTTAATCGTAAAGTGTCTCATTTTTACACATTATATTTTTTAAGTTTACTTAATAACAATTATCGCCATTATGAATGGAACAATTGAATTGTAAATCATAACAGTTTAAATCAATCGTAATACATTGTTCAGCATTGAAATTAGCAAACGAATCAATTTGATAACCAAGTATAGCACAAGTACCCTTAATACAAATAATTCTAAATTTAGTTGGTTTATCTTTAAAGAAACAGTTAAGGGAAAGTGGTTTACCAGTTTTCTTATTAATTATTATAACATTATAGAATTTAGATAAATGAGGATTGAACTTAGTGGTGCTAG